GGCCTGCCGATGCATGTTGATCCAGATCTCCCTGACCTGCTTCTGCAGGTTCCCGTTCAGCTTGCCGCCGATCCATGCAAATATCCTGTCCCAGGGATCGAGCTTGACGGGGGAGATCTGGATGAGGCTTAGCAGGAGCAGAATTCCCGCGCCCGTCCACCCCAGATCAAGACCTCTTAAGAATTCCCATATCTCATTGATCGTCATAGGCTGCCTCCTTTCAGACTGTAGTCACATACAGGCCGACCAGGTCTGCCAGGTTATGATAGACAGGGGTCCCTGTATCTCTGGTGCAGAGATAGGTCACGCCGTTCTGGCTGTAATACCTGCCTGCTTCCAGGGCCATGTTGCCGGTATAGGGGATGGCGTCTACATCTGTTCCAGAGTGAGTCTCATCGATCTTGGCGTAGAGCGATTCTGTTCCCTGCCCAGGGACCCAGTTCCTCTGAAAGGTGTGAGCCTGCAGCGTTCTGTAAAGTTTCCCGCCAAAGGTGAACTTGTAGTTCACTTTTATCAGCTGGCCGCTGCTTACAAGTTCTTCCCAGGAGGGATAGAGCTCTTTGGCAATCAGGGCCGTTTCATCGGGAAGGAGCTGGGCGGCATCCTGCATCACCCCTTTCAGATCCTGTGCTCTTTCTATATCAGAAAGGCCACCGAAGATCATCTCTCCGATGGCCGCGTAATTCTCAGCACTGCGCTGTGCGTCTGTATACTCATCTGTCTCTTCATAGGTATGATGATCTGGCAGGACGAATACTGCGTCCTCCACCGGATTTCCGTCACCCTCCCGGATCTTCTTTCCGGCATCCGAGTGGACGTAGATGACTGCCTGGGTCCCGATATCAAACCTCTCGTACTGTACCATCAGTGCCTCCTTCCTGGGCTTTCCGGTAATACTGGTCCAGCTCGATCAGTTCCTGTGCCCTGATATCAGAAAGGACCGATGCCAGTACGTTCTCAGCGATACCGGTCGCCAGCCTTGACTCGTTGACCGCCTGGATGATCTTCTGGCGAAGCTTTGTTGTTTCCACAGTCACATTAAGTTCCATATACGTTCTCCTTAAGAAAATGTAAGATAACAGCCGGTCATCTCTACCACGACAGCGTCATGGACGGTACCGGCAAAACTCACCGAATTGTTGAAGACCACCTGGATGCCCATAAAGGTCCTGTAGCAGGAGCAGGTGATCGTTCCTTTCGTCAGGGTCTTGTTGTTCTGGTAAAAAGCGATCGAATCATAATGAAGCGTGATATCCGCATTGGCCACGCTGTAATCGATCGGCTTCTCCAGGGGAATGGTGCCCCAGATGACTTTGGCTTCCCTCAGGTGCATGACCAGGCCGTTGATGCCATGTTTGGTCGTAGCGCCGGCAAAGCAGACAGGGATCTGGGACCCGTAGCCAAAGATGCTGCCGTTCCTGAAGATAGAATTCCGCTCTATATCTATCGCCCGCAGTATCTTCAGCGTAATCAGGGACGGCGTCAGTGACTGCGTTACCTCTTTAAGACCGCTCATGAAATCCGACATAACAGCGTTATATGTCGTACCATCAGCCGCGATCCACTGGATAGGCTCAGTCGAGAAAGCATCCCCAACACCTCCGAGCGTGTTGAGCTTGAGCCTTCCGGGGTCAAAACCAAGTGTGGAAAGATAATACGCTCCGTTGATGTCAATGCCGTCCTGGCTGAACCTGACGATGTTGTTATTGTCATCATCAACGATCCTGAACGCAGAATTAATATATCCGTTGATGACAAGGCCATCACCGTTCAGTACGATCAGTTCCCGGCCGGATGTGTTCTTGAACTTGATGGAAGACCCGATGATCTCCGAGCCTTCCACCGTACCTTTGAAGCTGCCGTTCGTCGCTTCCATGGAACCATCCGTTTTTATCTTGAAGTAGTTGTTGGCCGTCACCGCTCCGTTCAGGTTGATCTTGGAGGCGTTGATGGAAACTGTCTCCGCGGACTGGTTTATCTTGGAGATGATCTCGGTATTGCCGACCTTCTTCGACACCTCAAGAGAGATGGCATCTGTCGTTTGCTTGATCTCTGCTTTTGCCTCTGTGACTGTTGTTTCCAGGGCATCCACATTCGCCTGCGCTTCATAAGCCACCTGGTTCAGGTTCATGAACTGGCCGTTCACATACTTATAGATCGGGTGCTCCGGATACAGATAGATCTGATATGTTGAAGCCAGGTATCCCAGAGCAATGTAGTAATAGCCGTCATCTGTTGTGGGAATAGTCGAGGTAAAGAAGTTCCCTGTCCTGACTTTGAATGTCTTACCGGAAAGGGTACCCACCAGATAACAGGTCTCATACTGGGTCATGGAGATCCCTGCAAGGTTATTTCTCAGGTTCAGAGTCTGCAGGGCAAGATAGTTGTTGGTCCCTGTCGAACCTGCTGCTATGGCGGAACTTGCCCAGAGGATGGGCTTGGTGATGTCAAAAGAGACGCCTGCCGCCACATGGAAATAGCCCGATGCGTCTCCGACGATAAGGCGCGCCGCCGTGATCGCTGTCTTTGCCTTGACCGACTGCTCGAACCGCAACCTGTTGTAATAGTTCCCAGAGTCATAAGAAGCATCTGCCCACCACCCTGTGTAGCCCGTCCCGCTGACATTGGCATTCACCCTGTAGGTCAGATGGATCACCGTACCCGCGACAAAGTGTGTCGTTGCTCTTGTCGATCCTCTGTAGTAAACAGGGATAGCTCCGGTGGCCCCTCCCCCGGTCAGTGTCAGGTTCAGACTGGCATCGCCGGATCCGGCATAAGGCAACCAATAGGCTATCTGCTGGCCATCCTTAAGCTGTGAGAAGCCGGCCCTGCCTGTCCATGATCCGGTCACTTCTGTCTGGGTGCCGACGATGATCTCTGTTGATGTGATGTAAGTATCTATCGCATCCTGGGCGGCGTCCGCGCTTGCCTGAGCGTCCTCAGCAGCCTTCCTGACCGCGCTGGTATCACTGACAACATAAGGCACATAGGGCCCCCAGTATTCACCCAGATAGAGACTGATCCTGATATCATAATCGACCACCAGTCCCGCGTTGGCGCGGAACACGAACGTGGCCATGATGTTCTCGCTGCCGAGGTGGTCAGATCCTTCCGGTTCCGAGAACTTGGTGAACCGGGAAAAGGCATAGCTCCCGTCAGAAGGGAGGGTGGAGATCAGGGTGGACGCACCGCCGACACCTTCCAGTTTTGCTGCCGGAGCTGTTGCCGTGTTCTGGCCCCAGAACTGGACGTATCCGTTCTGCTGCACCAGATAGAAATCTGTCCCGGCTCCTGCCCCCACAGTCTGGTTATTCCTGAATTCCACCAGGAAGGTATACTTTGTCCCCGGCTTTATTGCCGGATTGAATCTCGGACAGCAGCAGTCATTACGGATCGTTGATGTCCCTGCGCTGTTGTCGATGTGGACATGGAGCCAGCCATCTTCAAGCTGCGTGAAGGTGTACTTGCTGTTCTTTTTCCATCCATACGATCCGCTCTCTACCCAGTATCCTCCCGGATTGCTGAGCGCGTTGTATACGTCATCAATATCGTGCGAGAAGAAGGGACTGAGGTTCACTCCGGGCACTGTTGCGGGGATCGCATCAACGCTTTCCTGGGCTGCCTGGGCAGCGGAAGCTGCGGCCACGGCCTGGTTGTATGCTGCTTTTGCCGCCTCATAGGAGCTGGACAGGCAGACATCACTGTAACTGAAATCCCCGTCAGTGAATACTGTCAGGTCCGTGAAATACAGGCTGCTGGTACTGCCTGATGAATATGAAGGCTCCGTCTTTGTCCAGCTGCCCCCAGGAGGATTGGCAGAAGGCTTTGACGGAGCCGATGCTGTTGAACTCTGTAATAAGTAATATCTGGTGACGCTCGCAACATCACGGACAGACGCAAGCGTCACCGATGCTCTTGCCTTTACCGCCATATTTATCCCTCCAGCTGTGCTGTATATGTCGCCTTGTTAGTGACATCTCCGCTGCCGATGTTCAGTGTCGCCCCGGTCGTTGACATGGCCGTGGAAGACCCATCCTTATACCATTTGATGGTCCCCAGCTCCGCGATCTGCGCGGCTGTCAGTTCCACACCGGCCCTGTAGACATGGGCCGTCAGTGTCGTACTGATGCTTGTGTTTTTAAAGATGATGCCGTTGGAACTTGTGATGCTCATGGTGATTGCATCTGCACCTGCATCGCCCTGGTCTCCCTTTGCACCCTTGATGTTATTGACATAGGCCCACTTGGCTGCGGAGGCGGCACCGGCGACTGTGCAGCGATAGGTATTGTAGGTCGATGTGTTCAGGTACATGTCACCGACTTTAGCAGCCGTGATCCCGGAACCGGAGAAGACTGTCGCGGTCGTGCTGGTACCTGTGATCTTCGTACCGGTGTACCATACGGCCCCATCCCCGGTCTCACCGGTCGCCCCTTTGATATTGGTGACATAGACCCATTTGGCCGTGGCTGCCGCCCCTCCTACAGTGCACCTATAGAGGTTCTGGGTAGAGGTATTCAGATACATATCACCGACCTTAGCGTCAGTGATGCCGGAACCGGAAAAGGCAGTTGCTGTCGTACTGGTTCCAGTGATCTTTGTGCCTGAGTACCACTGGGCGCTGGATCCTGCTGTACCAGTCGCTCCAGTAAAAGCGATCTCGAAAGTGAACTTCTTATGGATCACGATATTCCCGCTGTCCAGGGATACAGGGATATCAACAGTGCCTCCGGCAGTCACGGATGTATCCACAGAGATAGTGACTGTAGGCGTCGTAGTATCTGTATCTACAGAGGTCGTCACGCCTGAAGGTGCCGTGATTGCACTGTTGTCTACGGAAGCAGGGATCTGGTTCGCTCCGCACATGGCAAGGACTGTCGTGGTCGTACTGCCTGCTTTGGCAGCAGCAGTAGTACCGGCGAAGGTAAATGAATCATTGGTAAGTATCACAGAATAGCCGTCTGTCAGGTCGACGATACTGATCTGGTCTGCGCTCTTAATAGCCATTAGAAATCTCTCCTTTAAATCATTAGATTGCACCGGAAGGTCACCTTTGCATCCACGTCTTCCGGCGACAGCGTGAAATGGAATCCTTTGTCACTGAGCCTGCTGTCTGTAGACAGGATCGTGCCGTATGTATCATCGCCCAGCCGCAGCCATTCCCACTGGAGATATGCCCCTGCACCGAACTCCGCAGACAGCTGGCTGCTGTTCTCTATCCGGTTCCCGCCATGGTAGATGACTACGGACAGGACCGTTGAGACTGCGCTGTTCTTGAAGACTGTCCCCCTGGAGGAATCGATCCGCAGTAGAATGGCGTCTTCTCCATCAGCGCCTGCTGCTCCGGAAAGACAGACCGGCCCCTCCGTATCTGTCGTCTCATCTGTATATGTGGTCACCGTTTTGGACCACATATACTTCCCATCCTCCCACGCAGGAGCGTCCAGGCTCCAGGCTATATCATCCAGAGAAGGCGCTGTACTGGACGATGATGAGAGCATGTAGAAAGTCTCTACGTTGGTGATAGTCTTGGCCAGGGCTGTCTGGACTTCGGATATCGTCCTCGTAAAACTGCCGGCTGTCTCCTCAACGGCGTTCACCCGGGAGGAAAGGGTATCCACGACGGTCCCATCAGCTTTTGTGGCCAGGGTCGTTTTGACCGATCCGATCTCCTGCGTGATACCGTCTATCGTCTGCTGCTGCGTCGCGTACCTGTCGGAAATCTGGGTGATCTGTGTCCCAAGTGGATCCGTGGCATCTTTGATATCAGTCTTCCATATCCTCTGGTCGATCTGGCCCTGGACTACTTCCATCTCCGTCTCCAAGGTGCTGGTCCGGCTGCTGGTGTCCGTGACGATCTGCCTGACGGACGTATAAGCCGCATCCAGGGTCGTATCGTCCAGCTGGACGTGGGCGGCATCCACCTCGATGCTCCCGTCATTATTCAGGGCAGTCGCGACAGATCGGATGTTGAGCTTGCTGCCGTCAATGGCTGCGTCATTTGCCACCATGTCATTGATGATAAGACCGTCAGGGACACCTGCTGCCTGGATACCGTCAGGAGACCAGATCAGATTACCATCCGCGTTCCACAGGTAATAAGAGTAATTTTCCTGACCATCCTTGCCGATCTGGACACGGACCGTACCGGCAGCGTCTTTGATCTGGATCGTTGCTCCATCAATGGATAGCGATCCATCCCTGGAACATATCTTCACATAGTCCGTATAGATGCTTGCCGCCGTTACATTGCCCGCCATCAGGTCAGCAATGACTGCTTCTGCAATCGTGGCGTCATCAATCACGATATTGTCGCCGGACAGGTGGATAGCCTGCAGTTCCCCCACTCCGGCATTGCCGGCAAGGAGGGACGAGATATTGGCAGCTGTAGCGTCCAGCTCACTGACATCGGCCCTTACAGCCTCAAGATCGGACACCTCCGCCTTCCCCGCGACTACCCGGCCGAGTTCCGCCTGAGCAGCAGTAAGGTTCGACACGTTGGCGCTTATGGCGTTCAGGTCGACGACATTGGCTTTCTGTGCGAGCAGCAGGGTGATCTCGGCCTGATCGACCCGAAGGCTCTCGATGCGAGCATCAAAGGCCTGGAGCTTTCCGGCCACCACTCGTTTGAAGGTCGTGATGTTGTCCGACATGCTGCTGATGGCCGCTGCCGTGCTCCGGCTCATGGATCCTGCCAGAGTAGCCCCTGTCGTCCCCAGCGTCAGCTTTGAATTCTCCGGATGCAGGAGGTCCAGGGACAGCCGCCGGATCATCATATATTCATCGATGCCATGAGGCTCCGAGACCACCCGGATGCTGTCCCCAACCTTGCATCTCTCTACGCTTACGGATAAAAGATGCAGGTCGATGGCAGTGATAGTGACAGATGTGATAAGGACGGTCTGCCTGTTCAGCACCTCATAACCTTTCCGAAGCAGGTTCTCCGGCAGGGTCACATCATCGTATTCGACTATCTTAACGATGCGGCCATACCTTTCTATGGCATCGGAATCCTCGACATAGTCTCTGCCGTCATTAACGGAAGCTATGGTCAGTCTTTCGTCTGTTTCATCGTCCTTCTTTCCGAGCGGGATGATGACAGTGGCCAGGTCCTCGCAGGTGACTTCCCGGATAAGGTCCAGGATATTCTCCCCGAAGCGGATGACCTGCGTGTTGATGTTCCCGTAGTCCTCAATGTAATCGATGTACCGGAGCCCGTTCTCATGCCGGGTCCTGACATAACCTCCCAGGCGGGAGATCAGCCTGTCCTCTATGGTCTTCCAGGTCGTCTCGTAAGTGCTGTAGCGATACAGGCTGTCATTAGGATCCTCTACTGTCACCTGTCCAACTGTGAACTGCTTCCTCTCGCCAACATCTGAGTTATGTTTTGCAATCAGATCAGAGAAATAATCCGATACGCTGATATCGTGATATTCATGGTATCGCTGGATACTGTCCAGCAGATAGGACAGCTCACCTTCACACTCCACGGTCCTGTTGCCGTAAAAGTCATAGTCATCCGAACAGACCCTGCCGGACCATATCCACTCGCCGTCCTGGTATACGGAGAGCTCTGAATACATCCGTGTAAGGCTGCTGATCAGCGGATGGGAGGCCGGGATAGTCATCTTAAGTGTCCCTGTCTTATTGACTTCCATTTCCAGGGACAGGTCAGAGAGCCCGAGGCCAGGGATCCGCGGATCATAGAAGAGCTGCCCGCCGACATAGATCTTGTACATTTATAATGCTCCTCTCCTGAAATAGAATGTGGCCTGTGTGACTCCCGTAAGAGACACCTCATTGTCTCCTTCATGAAGGACAAGCCCGGGGACCTGCTGCTTGCCGGCAGTCAGTTCATAAATGTCATCTTCATGGAAGAGCTGGCAGTCCGCAGACACCTCCACCTCCGGGATGGTCGGCATACGCAGGTTGGTGAGCACACCGGATACAGTATTAGCATCCCCTGTAAGTGTTACAATGGTCTGCTCTGTCTCATACCGGAAAGGTTCTGCGTCTATGGCAATCACCATCTGGCCGGCAGAGGACAGTCTCTTTGGGTCGGATACCTCCGCCCGCCCGGCATAGAAAAAGCCGGGGTCCTCATCAAAGATGATCTGGACTCTCCGGCCGTGGTATTTGTTGAATATATGCAGGCAGGTCTGCTGCCATTTTTCGATGTCGGTCTGGCAGGCAAGCTCCAGCTTGATCTCCCTGTTGCCATAGGGCACGTCGCCTGTCAGGACCTCAGTAAGGTCCAGCCTGCCGCTCATGCCAGGGATGTCCAGAAGGACCGTCCGGGGTTCCGGCATCCCGATCACGTCGCTGTTCGTTATCGCTGCTCCCCAGTCCCTGAGCGTGTGCTCGTCATTCAGGAGAGCGCCTTTGAAGATCGTATCTGCCATCATCTGTTCCCCCTGCTGCTTCTAACTGCGTATCTGGCAAGGCCCGCATCGACTGCAGGCAGCAGGTGTCCTACCAGGGTACCGTCCTCCAGATAGATGCCCTTGCTGCTATTGGCCGCGATGACTGCCAGATATTTCTCCATGCCTGCGGTATCCAGCTTTTCAGAGAGGATACGGTCCAGCTCATCGTAAAATCCCTTCAGAGGAAGTATCGCTTCCGGCCCTGCTTCTCCGCCTGCCATCAGGCTGGATCCGTTCATGCCAAAGACCGTAGGACTGGTCATGATACCGCCTTCCTTATACCAGCTGACGGATAGGTGAGGCACCCTGGGCGGCATGATGGACAGCGTTCCTGACACATGGAAATGCGGCAGCTTGATATGAGGAAGTTTGATATGCAGGTTGTTGAAGAAGCTCTTGATCTGGTCGACCATGGACTTTATCTTGTTCTTTGCCTGGGTGATCGGATTGATCATGGCATTCTTGATGCCGTTCCAGACAGAAGATGCCGTAGATTTAATGTTGTTGAAAATAGAGGATACAGTGCTCTTCACACCGTTGAACACGCTGCTGATCTTGCTCTTGATGGCATCCACCACGCTGGATATCACTGACTTGATACCGTTCCAGATGGAGGATGTGACCGACTTCACTGCATTGAAAACTGTGGTAATGACCGTCTTAATGGCGTTCAGAACCGTGGTCACCTTGCTCTTGATGGCATTCCAGATGCTTGTAAAGACTGCCTTGATGGCGTTCAGCACAGTCGTGATCACGCTGCTGATCGCATTGATGACTGTCTCCACGACACCTTTCATGGCATTCCAGGCGGCGGTTATCGTCTCCTTGCAGTTCTCCCAGATGAACTGGAATGGCAGCGTGATGATCGTAAAGGCTGCCTGCAGGATGGAACCGATCAGCATGACGCCTGTCTGGACAACAGCCTTGATGGTCTCCCAGGCAGATGTCAGGAATGTCGTGATGCTGGTCCAGATGGTCTCGAAGGTCGTCTTTACAGAATTCCATACAGTATCCCAGTTTGTCCCGAACCAGGACAGGAATACGTCCGCCACGCCTTTGATGGTCTGCAGGACCGTATTGAACAGGGACTGGATGCCGTCCCATACAGATGAAAAGATCTCCTTGATGCCGGTCCAGACCTGCTGCCAGTTTCCGGTAAAGATGCCGATCCAGATATCCAGAAGTCCCGTCAGGACTCCGAGGACCGTTTCCAGAATATTGGCGACAGCCTCAAATGCACCCTCGAATACAGGTGCCAGGATGCTGCACAGTCCCTCCCATATGGTCTTTATCAGCTGGGCGATATCGGAAAAACTGATACCCAGGGCAGCAAGCCTTTCACGGACGCCTTCGATAAACTTTGATACTGTTCCTTTGATCTTCTCCCAGGTACCGATGATGGCTTCCCGGAATCCGTCGTTGGTCTTCCACAGATGTACGAAAGCAGCGATAAGGACTGCGATCACCGCCACGATAGCGACTACCGGAGCGGAGATACCGCTGATGGCAGTGGACAGCTTCCCGGCGATACCGGTCCCGCTGGACATGGCCAGCTTCAGCTTTCCGATTCCTTTAGCCAGCGCCACGTAGGCCTGCATGGCCCTGCCGATGGTGGACAGCATGGTCCCGAAGATTATAAGGAGCGGACCTATCGCCGCGACGAGCAGTCCGATCTTGATGATCATGGCTCTGGTCCCGTCATCCATTCCGTTCAGCTTGTCAATGAATGCCTGGATCGCGGACACGATCTTGCGGATGGCCGGCATCATGACTTCGCCAAAGGAAATGGCAAGTTCCTGCAACTGGCTCTTGAGGATGGTCAGCTGGCCTGCCAGGCTATCCTGCATGGTCTCTGCCATGTCATGTGCCGTCCCGTCACAGTCCTCGATGGCGCTGCTCAGCTTGTCGATATCCTCCGGAGCAGCGTTCATCAATGCCAGGAACCCTGACATGGCATTCTTGCCGACCAGAGCTTCTGCAGTGTTTGCTTTCTCGGATTCAGACAGCTGGGAAAATGCTGACCGACAGTCAGCAAGGATATCGGACAGGTCCCGCATGGATCCGTCCGCATTGGTGGTCTGGATGGTGACCTCTCCAAGGTTCTCACCGACGATATCGATGGGGCCTGTCAGGCTGTTCATGATTGTCCGAAGGGACGTTCCGGCCTGAGAGGACTTGATGCCCGCGTTGGCCATAAGGCCGATCGCCTCTGATGTATCTTCAACTGAAAAGCCAAGTGCGCCGGCGATCGGCGCAACGTACCTGAATGTCTCGCCCATCATGGCCACGTTGGTGTTGGCGTTGGAAGAAGCGGCCGCGAGCACATCAGCAAAATGCCCTGAATCAGCTGCGGTCAGGCCGAAAGCTGTCAGGGCATCCGTAACGATATCTGAAGTTGTAGCAAGGTCTTCTCCGGAAGCAGCTGCCAGGTCCATGACGCCGCTGATACCATCCAGCATGTCCTCTGTCTTCCAGCCTGCCATAGCCATGTAGCTCATGGCATCAGCCGCCTCGGAAGCAGAGAACTTTGTCTTGGCTCCCATTTCCCTGGCCTTGTCCCGGAGGGCGTCCAAGTCTTCACCCGTGGCTCCGGAAATGGCAGATACCTGGCTCATGGAGGAATCAAAGTCAGCTGTGGTCTTTACGGCAGCAGCTCCAATCCCGGTGATGGCAGCTGTGACCGGCATCATCTTTTTGCCGGCAGAGGTCATCTTGTCTCCGACCTGCTCCAGCTTTTTGCCGGCCTCATCTATCTTGGAAAGGGCTGATGTGGCATTCTGCGCTTCCTGCTCCAGGCGCCGAAGTTCCTCCTCAGTTTCAACGATCTCCCTCTGCAAGGCGTCATACTTGTCCTGCCCAAGGTCACCATTCTCAAGCTGCTGCTTTGCCTGGATTTGGGCCTCCTTCAAGGCTTCCAGCTTTTCCTTCGTGGCCTGGACGGCGTCCTTCAAAAGCCGCTGCTTCTGTGATAAGAGTTCTGTATTCTTCGGATCCAGCTTGAGGAGTCTGGTGACATCCTTCAGCTGGCTCTGTGTGCTTTTGATCGTGTTGTTGACAGATTTCAGCGACTGTTCCAACTTTGTAGTATCACCACCAATCTCAACAGTGATTCCCTTGATCCGTGATGCCATGGCCCCTCCTTTCTGGGCATAATAAGAAAAGAGCCGGTTTACCGACTCTTTAGGTTTTATTCTATCCTGTTTTCCGCCCCTTGTAAAAGCTTTCCGTACCGACGCTTCGTCGTTTTGTGGTCACGTCCATACTTTTCATACTGTGCGTTCCTTTCCTTCTGGTGC